AAGTGATTATTGATGCAACGGACTACCGAGAGGCCTGATGGTATAGAGGGTATCGAACTAACGATACGAAAGTTACGTGCTGCGTTAGTCAAGACCCAATCGTGGGCTGAGGAAATGGAAATGGACGAATTTTTGGACTCACCATTTGCTAGTCTAACGAAAGAAGCCAAGATTGCGTTTTGGGTAGGGCACGTACAGGGTATAGAAAACGCCCTTGTTATATTAGAAGAAGCTGCTGATGATTCTTGAATATCCTAGACCGTTAGTGTGGGATTGGTTAAAGGACTTTGGAACTGAGGGGTATCAACCTTTCCCCTGGCAAGCTGAACACATACATTCACGTTCTGAGAATAGAATCATAGCTGCATGTGGTCGTCGTGCAGGCAAGTCTACTGCTATTGTAGCTGAGGCATGGCGTGAATTGACACAACCGCCTGACGTTGTAGCAGGCGTAGAGCATCAACCATTGGTTTATATTATTGCTCCTAACTACGAATTGACTATGCGTGTATGGGAACCATTTGTAAAATCCTGTATATCAGACCCTATGAGTAGTAATCCTGCAATCTTATCTGAGTTAGTTTCTAGTTATAATAAAGAACGACGTTTAATTGAATTGAAAACAGGTGCACGTATACAGGCTAAGTCTGCTGATAACGAAGTATCATTACAGGGAGACAGAGTAACAGCAGCAATTATAGATGAAGCTCACGATGTCGCTGACAGCGCAAGGAACGAGTTCATGCCAGCGTTGACAGACGCTAAGGGTCGTCTCATTGCGATTGGCGTACCACAAAGCAATAACTGGTTCAGGTCGTACTGGGAACGTGGACAATCTACTTTGCATGAAGATAACGACTATTATTCATTTTCTGTGCCTACTACTGCTAATCCTTCTATTGACGCAAGCGTTGTCGAAGAAGCACGACTGGAATATCCAGAGATTGAGTTTCGCCAACGATTTTTAGCCGAATGGGCCGAATCAGAAGGTAAAGTTTTCAAAAATATTGACGACTGTTTCAATGGAAAACTACAATCATGGCAAAAAGGTAAACACTATTTAATGGGTTTGGATGTAGCGAAACAGCACGACTATACAGTGGCGTATGTTATCGATATTAAAGACATGTCAATAGTGGCATCTGACAGATTCAATGGGCTGTCATATACAGCTTTGGGGCCTCGTATTGCTAGTCTGTACCAAGAGTACAAGTGCCAGACAATACACTTAGATGCGACTGGGGTGGGTGAAGCTGTCAAGGATATTTTGGTGGACGAAGGGTGTCATGTTACAAATTTTAAATTTACTAATCAAAGCAAGGCACAATTAGTTTCTACCTTAGTTGCAGAGGTTGAACATAAAAGAGTACACTTTCCATATGACGATGAGCAGTTGCGACGAGAGTTGAAACTGTTTGAAGGAAAAGTAATGGCAGGGGGTACTATTCACTACTCCGCCCCTCCAGGCTACTTTGATGACTGCGTTATGGCAGCAGGTCTTACTGTCATGCTTGCAAAACAACGCCAACCACGTAAAATACACAATAGAAAGTATTTGACTTTTAATAATACAAACAAACGTAGATTCTTAACAGGTGTTGCATGAACGCAGATCAAGCATATAACCGATTTGAAACATTAAAATCCACAGTGTACGGTAATCTTCTTAACGAATTTCAACTTGACGAAGAATTGATCAACGGAAACTTTGGTAGGTCTATCATTCCTGATGAATGGGTAGATGAGGGATTATCTCCTACTATACCCCCAACAGCATATAACGCAGTAACTAATGCAGCAGACCATATACTTGCGTCGCCTCGTAACTATGTACCGATACGCCCTGTAAATGATTCAATGGAAGAAGCCAGAGAACGAGCAGAAAATCAACGACGATTCCATGATATGTGGTGGTCGCGTGTATATGAAGATCAAGGCGCACCTTTAGAGCGCGGAAAAAGAAAATTAGTACGCGGCAAGATGGTACTAAAGAAAACGGTTAAATTCGATTTACTTCCTGATATGCCAGAAGATCCTACATCTGAAGATAAAAGAAAATTCAGAAGGGCATTAAAAAAGGTAGCACGATCAAAATTTTTATGGAACTTAGATGTATGCCCTCCAGAAAGTATTTTTGAAGATCCAGTAAATCCCTGGGAACCAGAATATGTATATGAGGAATATGAAATATATGCCAGTGAAATTGTAAAAAGATATCCAGAAATGATGACAGAATATGGTACTGGCGACCCAATGGCAAAGCATAATTATGTCGAAATGTGGACTAAGCCGTATAAAGATGACCCAGGTAGCTATGTTGTATGGATAGATGGTAGCGTAGTGCATGAAGCTGATAATCCATATTCATGGGAAACTGATCTTTCTGAGGAAGATGCAAAAGATTACGACGGATATGTGCCATATGTGATTACTGATCCTGGTTTTGGAGAAGTTGATGGCAATAATAATCCTGAAGATCGCTATGTATCTATTCTCAAGCCTATACGTTCTGTACTGACTTCAGAAGCGCGTTTTTTGACTGAAATGGAAGCATGGTTACGCATGTATGTATTCCCAGCTTTAGTAACGACTAATATGGATGAGCTTGAAGATGGTGAAAAGGAAATACGCTTAGGCCCAGGATCACATATAAATATTCGCCCTGATCAAAACTTAGATTTATTGCGTTGGGGTGAAGCTCCAGTAACGCTGATGCAGGGTTTGCAGCGTGTTAATAATTATGCAGACTCTGCTTCTAAGTTTGGTGCACTTGGTGGTGTACCTATGGTTGGTGTAGATACAGCAACGGAATCAGAAATGTTGCTCAGAAATGCAGCAACAAAACTTGCTGGCCCTATTTCTGCAATGCAACGTGCTTGTCAAAAAATAAACTCATGGGT